CAAGCTGTATTTGACCTATGGAAGTCTAGGGAAGAGGCGATCAAGCTGTCAAAGGAGGATCCATACCACTACGGAGTCACCCTAGAGAGCTGGAAAAACGCTATCGATAGCCTAGACAGTGTTGACTCTCTTATTATCAGTGGTGGGAATCGTAGCGGGAAAACAGAATTTTGTGCCAAGATGGTTGTGCAGGCTGCAATCCAGAACGATCGAGCCGAGATTATCTGCTTTGCTCAGGACGATAGCGCATCAAAACGAATACAGCAGAAAGCGATTTACCGATACCTGCCCCCTGAATTTAAGAACAAGCGCAAAGAAAAGACAGCTTACCTGAATTATAGTGAGCAAAATGGATTTACTGGCTATCAGTTTATTCTGCCCAATGGATCGAGAGTCTACTTTCATACTTACAGCCAGTTTCAGTTAAATCGAGGAAAGTTTGAGGGACTAGAACTTGGCAGCGAGTCACCAACTTCTCCAAACATTGGGATGTGGTGCGATGAGTACCTTGAGGATGGCGACCTAATTCAGACAATGGTATTTCGTCTAGCAACTAGAAATGCCAAGCAGATTATATCTGCAACTCCCGTCAAAGGATATACACCTTTCATTGGCTCTTACTTGAAGGATGCCGAGACAATTAAAACTAGACCTGCAAAACTACTTAATGGTGAGGATGTTCCGTGTGTCCAGCGAAACCACAATCAAAACTTAGACATTGTTTACTTCCATTCAGACCAGAATCCGTTTGGTGGATATAAGCGAATTGCCAAAGAACTAAGCGGAAAACCAAAGGATACAATCCTTACTCGTGCTTACGGGATTCCAGTGAAGTCAATGACTACGCTGTTCCCATTATTCAATACTTCGGTGCATGTGATCGATAAGTCACCGACTTATAGCTCAAATCAATGGACTGCGTATCAAGTAGTTGACCCTGCTGGTGCTAGAAATTACACCTGTTTGTGGGCTATAGTGAATAAAGACAAGGATGTTCACATATTAAAGGAGTGGCCTGACAAAGATACTTATGGGCCTTGGGCTGAGTTTGGTGATCCGAAGTGGAAGCATGGCCCTGCTGCTGACAAGCTTGGTTACAACATTGATAGGTACATTGAACTATTCGAGGACATTGAATCCGATCTGGGTATAGAAGTGTATGAGCGATTTATTGACTCTCGCTTTGCGTCTAGGGAAGGCAATAATAACTCAACTCTGTTTGACGACTTTGCTGACTCAGGTATGGACTTCTTGCCGACAGATGGCAAAGAGATTGATCGTGGCATCAGTGGCTTAGATCAGTGGTTCTGGTACAATGCAAACGAAAGTGTGGATAGTGCTAATAAACCGCAACTTACGATACATAAGTCTTGTGGAAACCTAATCCATTCCCTGATCAATTGGGGAAACAATAAGAAAAAAGACGAAGCATTGAAGGACTTTGTGGACTGTTTAAGATATTTAAGAATGTGTAATGATGGTGACGGCCCAGACCATATTACATCAAGATCATTAGAAGCAACTAGGGTTGGCAACGGAGGTTATTAATGGCTAAAAAACGATTAAAAGATATTGCAATTGAGTGCGAGGTTTCCTTTGAGGAAGCTATGGAGATTGCCTTGAGCAAGCTACCTGCTGGCTCCCTTAGTGGCAAGGGTAAGAACACTTGGGTTGAGGAAGATTTTGCAAAGATTCTTTTCGAGAGTTGCATGATCAAAGAGATCATCCCTAAGTTTTATGTAGGCAAAGTTACTAGGGAGTGTCCAAATCCTAAGTATGTGTACGTTAGCTCTCCTGAAATTAGTAAGACTGTTCCAGTTTTAATTCCTCGAAGATTTCAAGGTACAGTAAAACCACGTAAGATAATTAAGTTTGAGGCTATCACAGATAAATCTGGGGTCAGTTACCGATATAACCCAAAGATTAATTGATGGATGTTACCTTAGATAAAAAGTGGTGTAAGCAGCAGTCTGATCGGCTTCTTGATTGGGAGTATTTTGTTAGCTGCGTAACTCATTCTGACGCATTTTTATCTTATTCTGATTTATGTGATAGAATAGGAGTGAATAAGCAAACCGAACAAATGAGGTGCGAGAGAATTTTTAAGATTATAAAGAACAACTATGAAAGATCAGGAGACACTTGGGTCGATGACCTACCTTGAGAAAGAGCCTAACATACTTGGCTTGCAGAACGCTTACAATACTACGATCAATGAACTTGAGCCGTACTTCCATGATTGCCGACAATCGTATGATGATCGTCGAAACTTCTGGGATGGCAAGTCTGAGGATCACCGAAAGCATGGAGCAGATGCCTTTCCTTGGGATGGAGCTAGTGACGTAGAGGCACACGTCATTGACGAGCGCATTAATCGCTTGGTTGCCACATTTATGGGGTCGCTAAATCGTGCTAATGTGCGAGCCTTTCCTGTGGAGAGTGGTGACATTGCTCGAAGCAAGATTGTTTCAGGGTTCCTAAAGTGGATGGTATCGTCTGGGTACATTGATCGCTTTTACGAGGAAATGGAACTAGGGGCAAACTATTTCCTAGAGCGTGGATTGTTGATTAGTTATGTTGGATGGCAGAAGGAAGATCGTAGGGTCATTCAGCGAATCTCCCTAGATCAGATCCAGCAAATTGATCCTAATGTAGCTGAGGCAATTCAAGGCGGTGAGGCTGATGACGAGCTAGTTGCATTGATTCAACAAGTCTTCGAAGGTGTTACTAACAAGCAAGCTAAGAAAGCTATTAAAGATTTGCGTAAGAACTTTGTAGCAGAGTTGCCGTTGAAGCGTAGAAAAGTAGATGCACCTCAAGTTAAAACCCTGTCTCCTGATGGGGAATTTTTCTTTCCAAACTACGTTAGTGATCCACAGAAAGCACCATACTGTTTCTGGCGCACCTACTTTACGGCTCAAGAGTTAGAAAACAAGGTGGGAACCGAAGGATGGGACGAGGGATTTGTTGACCATCTAATTGACAAGTATCGAGGTGTAAATATAGAGGCTATTGACGGATCAAATGGAGCGATCTCATCTGTAAATAGACACCACACAATCAATCAAGCAGAAGATTTGGTTGAGATTTGCTACGGCTACCAGCGATTGATTAGCGAGGAAGATGGAGCTGAGGGCATCTATTGCACGGTCTTCCATCGTGACTTTACTGGAGATGAGTCAACACAGGGATATGCTAAGTTTGAACTGATGAATGGGTACGATGACTATCCAGTTGTAGTTACTAAGCTATCGGATGACAGCAAGCAGCTATACGAGATTCAGACGATCCCACATCTAATTCGTGGTGTACAGAACCAAGTTAAGGTTGAACGTGATTCTCGGATTGATCGCAACTCGATGGCTACATTGCCACCCATCACACACCCATTTGGTCAACGTCCCACTGATTGGGGGCCTGGACGATTTATCCCTGAGCGACGAAAAGGTGACATCGGTTTTGCTCCAGCACCACAGTTCAATCCTGGTTCTCTCGAAATCGAAAATACGTTACTTGATCTAGCAGACAAACTTACGGGATTGGACGAATCTAATGCTGGTCGAATCCGCCAGCAGTTCTTGGTTGATAAATTCTTGTCTCATACTGCCAAGGTTATTCGGATGGCATTTAAGTGCTACCAACGCTTCGGCCCTGATGAAACATTCTTCCGTGTGACTGGTGTGCCAGACCCTCAAGTGATGACCAAGGGCAGCCCCGATGAGAACTTCGACATCATGATTAACTTTGATGTGTTGAACAATGATCCTGAGACTGTTGAGAATAAACTTCGCCAGTTCGTCCAGTTGAATCAGTTGAACGTAAATGGTCGTCTGAATGTAGATAATTTGCTTGATGCAGCAGCAAATAGCATTGATCCAGTAATGGCTGACTCTATCATACAGCCAGTTGAAGCAGCCCGGAAGCAGATTGTTGATGATGTGACTGAGGACTTGACTCGCATATTCTCTGGCATCGAAGCAAATGCACGACCTGCTGGAGCTCAGATTGCGTTGCAAGTAATCCAAGGATATGTACAGCAGCCAGACATTGCTCAACGTATGCAAAGCGATGAGGCGTTTAAGGCTCGCATAGAAAAGTATGCTGGCCAGTACACATTTCAAATTCAACAAAATCAAAACGCACAAATAGGAAGAATGGGTACAGCTCCTGCACAAATGGGAGGCATGCCAGTATAATATGGAACAAGAAGAATCTATCAAACAACTACATAACTACGAGGCATTTGCTGAGTTCGTTGCTTATATTTACGAGATGCGAGAGACAGCCATTCGCCAAATGCGAGACAAGGGCGATGGTGGCGTCATGCAGCTATCAGGAGAGGCTGTAGCGTGTGACGAGATACTTAGGCTAGCTAACTGGGAAGAGCTACGTGCAAGGCATTTTGGACGCAAATAAATTGCGTGCTATACTCCCAACATCGCTAACGCTCAAGCGTAAATGAGTGGACAAATTATGAATAAAGAAATC